TTAAAAAAAGATTTCTATTTTTTTTGTAAAAAGAAAAAAGCTGTTACAGACTGATGATAAAAATCATCAATTTGCAACAGCCCCCTTTTTCTTATATAATTACCTAGTATTTCATCTATTTTCTTTATGTATTAATCTTTTGTTTATTTTCTATAAATGAAATACTAAAAATTATATTCTGTTATGTTAGACTTTAAAACATTTATAAAAGTTTTAAAATTTTAAAAAAATAAAATGAGCAGTTATAATTATCGTATTTTCGATATTATACTGCTCATTGTTAGGGGGGTATTTTATCAATTTTATCTGTATACTTATTTGACAGTGAAAGTTATAAAATAGTTTAAAAAATTTTTTCCTTTTTTTTTAATTTTTATTTTTTTTCTATAAATCTTTTAATATCAAGAAAAAATTGATTATAAAAAATTACAATCCGTTATATTTTTTATTCAGCTTTCACAATAGGAACCCAAAGTTCCATTTCATAGTTATCACTTTCCATATCACCTTCACTATAAACTTCAAAATCAGGAGTACCTGCATGCTTATAGCCATGTTCTGGAAAAAATACTTCCATTACATATTTCCACCCTTCATGAATACAGTTTGGAATTTTTCCTTTAAGTTTAACAACAGCATATTCTGCTTCTGGGATTTCCATAGTATCTAATCCCAGTTTTTTAGCATCAGACACATTTTTAACATCAAAGGCAGCTATGTAATTAATTGACTTAGAACTTGTTGTTTCATAACATACTCCATAAGAGTTTCCATTTCCTAACTTTTCTAAAACATCAAAACTTACTTTTTTAAATAGTTCTTCCCAAACTTTTGGACATTGAACAGTTTCAATACTTTCAGCTTTGATACCTCCAACTATAAATTTGTCTTTCTTTTTAATTGAAATTTCCATAACTTTTCCTCCTTTAATTGTCAATGATAGGTGAATAGGAGAGAAAATTTTAAAATCTTTACCTTGTTTTACTTCCATAGGAGTACAATTATGATATTTTTTAAAAGCAAGTGAAAAAGCATCAGGAGATTCATATTGATATTTAAAAGCAATATCGATAACTTTTTCTTCATTTTCTCTTAAGTCAAATGCTGCTTTTGTTAATCTTCTTAAACGAATATACTCACTTAATGAATAATTAGTTAATATAGAAAAAATTCTACTAAACATAGGATATGAATATCCAGATAATTGAACTATTTTTTTCTCATCAATTTTGTCTTCTAGGGTTGTTTCAATATAGTCTATGGTCTGATTAAAGAATTTAATAATATTCATCTTCCTCCACCTTTCTTAAAACAATTATATATTTTTGGAGAAATAATTTCCCTATATTTCTTGTACAAATTTATTAGGATTTTTTAATTTGTTTATAGATAAGTCCAACTCCATCAGAAATTGGTAATTTAAAAGTAGAAATCAAAAAATTTATAAAGTTACTTTTTTTTCTTTTTTAATATTTTTTCTAAATTTTTTGGAGTACTATATCCTCTATCATCTATAAATTTTTTTAATTCTTCAGGAGTTTCTGCATTCTCTTTGTGTATTTCTTTATGTATTTTATCTGTTGTCACAATTAAATTTTCAGTATCTAATGCTTTATTTGGTTCATCTGCAACTCTTTCTATATGATGAGCTTCTGCATTTCCATTAAACTTCTCTCCAGATAGTTGGCATTCTTCTATTTTTTCATTTTTTATTTTTTCCGCACCAATAGTTAAACGACCTTTTACTATCCTATCAGATTCTATTAATCTATTTTTATTTAAAAATTCATTTTCTCTAAAAGTTTTTAAACATTCTTCTGAATGAATAAGCTTTTCTCTTTCTAAAGCTGGTCTGGGTTCTTCAAGTCGTCTCGTTAATTCTTTTTGTATTTCAGGAATTTCTAAAAATTTTTCTTTAGAATCTTCTAGTTTATATTTTTCATCAGCATTATTATAAACTCTTGCTGCAGCTGCTTTATCAGATACAATGATTTTTGATAAATGAGTGAGTTTAACAAAACATTTTCCATCTCCAGTTGCAACTCCACCTTTTAATATTGCATTTTCTATTCTGTCTGTCTCTTTTTTTTCTAAGTATTTATTTTTTGGAAACTTTAACTCTAACTCTTCAGCTTTTATAATATCAGGTAGGTTATCTTTTTCTTTCTTTTTACTCATCACTATCATCTTCTTCAAAACCACTGTTTACAACATCATATAGTTTTTTTAAATTATTAAAAGCTTCAGCTGTTACTTTATTAGTAGGATTAGCATTGGGATTTAATATTTTTGAAATTTTATAGTACCATTTTTTAGCTAATTTAGGATCATGATATAAGTTATCTGTTAAACCAATATATTTATTTCTTTTTTCTCCATCAACTTCTGTTAAGCAAAATAGATATTTACTTCTTTCATTTTTAAAATAATCATCATTTTCAAAATCTTTCCATTTATCTTTTAAAAGTTTTACAATTTCAAATAATTCTTTGTATTCTATTTTTTTTTCTTTTCTTATTGATAAAGGCTTAATTACATTCTCTATTTCTTTAACTATATTTTCAACAGAACCAATTTTTTTAAGTTCTTCAATAGTAGAAATGTTTCTTAATTTTTCAATAATTTTCATAAAAAATCACTCCTATTTTTATATTTTTTAAAATTATATAACTTATTTTTATTTTATACAACAAAAAAGAATGGACACCTGAAATCCATTCTTTTATATTTTTAGATAAACTATATATCTATAACTATTTATAAAGACTATTTTGTCAATAATCAAAGAAAAAAATTGGTTTATCTTATCCTTATCTTTTTCTTTTTTTATCTTTTCAAGATATTTAAAAATAATTTCTTTATTATTTTTTGTACTTTCTTTTACAGAGATTTTTTTATTTAATTCTTCAATTTCTCCCAATAATAAATTAATTTTTTCATTTATTTCTTTTGAAAGTTTGTCATAAAGTTCTTCTTTTATCTGACCTGAGATATATTTTCTAGTTAAATTTTCCAATTGAATTTCTGAATTTTTTTGTTGATTTCTATAAAATTCTAATCTTTCTTTAATATTCTTATTCACATTGTCAATATTTTCTAAGTCAATATTATTCAAGACATTTTCAATAGTATTAATTACTGTTGGAAAAATCTCTTCTTCTTTTATGGCACTTATACAATTATCTGTACAAACATATATTCTTTTTCTTTTATATCCCTCATTTGGATATAATTTTTTTCCACAATTACAGTATAATAAATTTCTAAAAATAGCAGGAAATGTTACTTTTTCTTTATAAGTATTTTTAAGAAGATTATTGGCAAGAAAAAAGACTTCTTCTGATACTATTGCCTCATGTTCTCCTTTAAATACTTCATAGGTTTTATTCTCTATTCTTTTTTTATTTGAATCTTTTTGGAATTGTTGATATTTTAATTTTCCAGCATAAACTGGGTTTGATATTATTCTTCCTACTTTTTTATATTCAAGATTATATATTTTTGCAATTTTTCCTTTTTCAGTACCTTCAATAAATAACTGGAATATATCCTTTATCATTTTAGCTTTTTCAGGGTCTACTATTAATTTTTTATCTTTTAATATATAACCAACAGGAGCAGGTCCACCAGTCCATTGACCTGACATACATAATTCTTTTAATCTATCTTTTACTCTTCTAGCAATCTTTCTTCCCTCACGAGCATCTAAAAGATTTAAAATTCCCTCTAAAAATAAGTCATCTTCATTACTTGGATCTACCCAACCCCTACTTATGTTATATACTTTAACATTATAGTTTCTAAAAATTTTATATAATATATGATGTTCTAATTCATCTCTACCTAGTCTTGAACTTTCATAAACTATAACTGTCTTTATTATTCCTGCTTTTATATCTTCTATTAGTTTTAAATATTCTTCTCTTTCATTTGAATATCCACTTTTTACATCTTTATAAATCTTATAATCATTAAGTCCTAATTCATTAGCTTTTCTTTCACATAGAGAAATCAAACTGTCAATATCTTGTTTATCTGTTGATTCTCTACAATAAATAGCAGTTGTTATATTCATAAAGTATTATCACCTCAATTTGCTAACACTTCTTCTTTTGCTATTTCTAGTAATGCAAGTAATATAATATTTTTTTCATCTTCAGAAATATTTTCATTTCTTATTACTTCCATATAAAATCTAACCCCTTTCTTTAACTGTTCCTTGAAATAAAACCATATGATTATTTATAATAATATGATTAATTTCAAATAATTTATTTAATTTTTGAATTTTGCTTAAAATATTTACTCTAGTAGCTTCCTTAATTTTAAAAGTCCATCTACTCCAAAATCCGTATACTTATTAGCCAAGTCAATAGTTTTTTCAAGTAATTCAAAATTATTTTGAAATTTTTCTCTAACTTTTATAAAATTATCTATAATTTTATCTTGTCTTTCTATAAGCGGTATAGTTATTGGGATATGCTCAAAATCTAATCTAGATAATCTTTTAACTTTTTCTCCAACTGCTTTATTGTACACATGTTGTCTTACTATGTCTTTATAGTTAAGGTAAAATGTTATGTATTTTAGGTTTATTATATCTTCAAATTTTTCTTTTAAAGTTAAAATAGCTACATTCCCATTTATTGCAGCAGGAACATCTTTTTCATATAAGATACATCTTCCAATATCTTCATAGTCAAAATCTTCGAGATTTACTAATATTTGACCTTTATTAATTTTGTCGGCTCTTTCATAAGCTTCAATATTGATTTTTGTTATTTCTTCTACAAAACAATCATATTTTCTAGATATTTCTCCATAAAAAATAGCAGGTTCTCCATTTTCTGTTATATCTTTTTTTGTAAAAATGTCCTTTTTAGATATAAATTTTATATTAAAAATATCTAAAATTACTACCGTTGTGCATCCGAAAACAAAGTTAGCAATTTTGATTGTTTCTCTAATAAAGTCATCTCGTTTTTGCATCTTTTCTTACTCCTAAATTTATTTTCATATTTTTCTACTATAGCTTTTAGTCTTTTAATATTTCCCATAAAGTCTATATTTGCATCACATTCTTTAATTAAGAATAAATCTAACTCTAAATTTCTTTCTACTCCTTTTATCCAGAGTTCACAAGCCTTCGTATTTAAAGCATTTATATCAACTTCTTCAACTTCTTTTTCTTCTCTTATTTGTTCCCATCTGTAGTCTTCATCAACTTTCCAAGTATCTGAAACTATTATCTTTTCTAATTTACAATCATAAAGTTCTCTGTAAACTGCTTCAGTTGTCTTGTTTTTGTCGACAACTAAAAATAGAACATCTATAGAAGTATCTGTAAATGCATTGCTTATAACATTTAGTTCAGCTAGTCTGTTTCCAATTAATTCTCTAAACTTTTCTTCTGTTTTTCTGTATCCAACGCCAGGGAAAAGTATATAGAAGGCATATCTCTTCGTATATTCAAGAGATTTTAAAACAAATATATCGTCTACTACTCCCGACTTTTTCCAAGGAAATTGCTTTTGTATGTTCTTTTGTTCCTGTTCTGATAAATCTTTAAATTTTATAGAAAATGGAGGATTCATAATTACACAATCTACTTCAAAATTTTCTCTTTCATATTCAAAAAAACTTTTAACTTCTAATTCAGTATTTTTAAAGTTTTCTCTTGCTGAATTAATAGAGTTTTCTTGAACATCTACACCATATAACATTCCTGGTTCAACAAATTGTTCTAACTGTCCACTTCCAACTGCGCCATCAAATACAGTTGGATTTTCTATTTTTAGATATTGTTTAATTTTTCTAGCTACATATTTTCTAAGTTCTATTCCTGTAATATACTCTGCTAATTTCTTGCTTACCTCTCTATTGTTGTGTTCTTTAAAACTCATTATTTCTCCTATAAAAGTTCAGGAATTGCTATATCTTGATATATCCAATTCATATATTTATTAGATAAATCAAATAATTTATTTAATTCTTTTTCATCAATTCCAATCTTTCTAGCAATTCCTCTCATTTTAGCAGTATTTAAATCTTTTACCATTCTAGCCCATGAGCCAAGTGTTCCGATAAATCCAGCTGGAAGCCTTTGTTTAATATCATCAAGAGTTAAAATCAATTTTTCACTAATTCCATTGAGACATTTTTCAGTTTGCTTTCCAATCACATCTCTGTAAAATAAGTTATTTTCAACATCTTCTCCTTCATCTTCAGACTCAAAATAAGTGTTAAATATTTTATCTGCTACTGCTCTTGTTTTACTAATTAACATGAACTTATCAAATTTGATATAGCCTTCATTTTCTTTAATTTCTTTATCCCAAACTTCTTTATGTTTTTGACAAACAATTGAGATATTTAACAGAGTTGTAGCAAATTTTGTAGCCTCTAATTTTTGATCAATTGGCTTTTTGATTATTTCTATTTCTTTTTTTTCATTTATTTTTATTTCCCTTTTCTCTGTTTTCTTTGCTTTCCTCATTTTTGATACCTTTCTCTGCTATAAGAGTAGCTAAAGCTAGTTTTAAAATATCCATATTACTTTCCTCCATTATTGAATTTTTTTAAATAAAATTCATAATTTCCACTTTTCTTTAATTTACAAATTTTATCAGAACAAGTTCCAGGAGTTCTTCCTAACATTAGTCCTAGTTCTTCTCTCTTCATAGTTTGACCATAGCCAACTAAATCTATCAATTCATCAGTTGTCCAAGATTTTCCTTTATTTTTAAATAGTTCAGGAGAATAAAGTAATCTACCATTTTTATCTCTTTTATTTATTTTCATAAAATCACATCCAGCTTTCTAAAATTGTAAATATAAAATCTATTTTATTTTTTAAATTTTCCCAGAAGCTAATTTCCATATAATCTACTTCAAAATTTTTTATTTTTTCTTTATTTTTATAAGCTAGTAAAACAGCTTCATTAAAATCTTGAGTTAAATGTTCTCCATTTACTAAATATGTATCTCCCCATATTTTTCTTATTTCTAGCATCATGTCCTCCTATTTTCTTGACACCACAAATAACTTATCGTAAAATAAAACTGTCTGAGGGCTTTATCAACACGAGCAAGTTACTTGCAGTGCAAAATTGATAAAGTTCTTTTTATTCTGTAAGTCTTTTAAAAACTTTTATAAAAATTTCAAGTTCTTCATTTTCTTTTTTCATTGCAATAATTCTTGCAATTCCTAGCATTGCAACAGCAGCATCATCTTCTATTAAAGATTCATTGCTTTTTATAGTAGTTTTTGCTTTTTCAATTAAATCATCTTTAAAAATCATATTTCCTCCACTAGTTGTTGTAATTTTTTTATATACTCTGTAAGCTCTTTTTTATATTCCTGCTTATCTTCATCTTTTAACTTCAATGTTCTTTTCTTCATTTTTTCAACTTTTTTAAAATTAAAAAACTTTTGTCCAGCTGGAAGAAATTCCATTTTATTTTTTTCAATAGCAGGAAGTAACTGCTTTCTAATTTCTTTAACTTTATAGATATCATTTTCTAAAATTCCTAAAACTTCTTCATATTGAAGATCCTTATTTGTTAGAATTTTTATTGCTTGATCTGAATAAGCAAATATTTTATCTTTATAGTCTTGGAACTCCATATATAAATTCCATCTTTTTAAGTAGACTGAAACAGAATCTTTTGTAAGTCCCTTAGACTCATACCAAGCCATAAATGAATTGGTAGGTTTTAAAGTTTTTTCAATTAATGCTAGTGATGAACACATTTCAAATAAATTATTTTTCATTTTTTTATATGTATTCATAAATATTTTTTCTTGCTCAGATACAGTAGCAATTTCAACTTCATTTAATTCGTAACTAGCGAAGTCAAATTCTTTTATTTCTGATTTAGAAGATATAACAACATCAAAATCATTTTCTAAATTTTTATTCATTGTCTATCTCCTTCCAGATATTTATAAAAATACCTTTAACATAATCTAATTTTTGAGATTTACTTTCCCATATTAAAGTTTCTTTATCAACTAATTTAGAAATAAGGCTAATTTGTGGAATAGGAAAACTTAAATATATTCCTTGTACTCCTAATTTTTGGTTTAAGAAATCATAATATTCCTTTTCTAGCTTTGTTCTTCCAGTTCTATTTGGAACAACAGCCTTAACCTTGTTTAAATCAACTTTTTTTAACATACTTAATACTGAATGTGTTGTAATATTATCAAGAAAAGTTGGAATAACTATATAGTCAGATACCTGAATAAATAAATTATCTAATCCCATTACTGGAGAACCATCAATAACAATATAGTCATATTCTTCTTTTAAAAGTTTTATAGCTTTTTTAAAAGCTTCATCAAAAGAATTTTTTATCTTATATCCTTGCAGATGCAGGAAGAAAAGGTTTTCTCTTAATTTTTTAATTTTATAGCTTTTACCTTCAATGAAATCTTCAAGTCCAAATTTGCTTGTATCATCAATTTTTATCCCTGAAAATTTTAAAATATCATTTTGGGAATCGCTGGTAAGAATCAATGTCTTTTTATTTTTTATTAATGCTTTGTGTGCTGCTAATTGTAGAGTTATATAAGTTTTTCCAACTCCACCTTTATTATTTTTAACTAAAATAATTCCCATAAAATCCTCCTATTTTTATTTTTTTTCTAGCTTATTTTTAAAATAAGTTTTAGAATTTTTTAAATTCACAAATGTGTATCCAGATTCTTTAAGAGTTCTTAAAGATTTACTAAGTCCTCTTTTTTTGTTACATAAGTGCCAAGCTCCAAATTTTTTTATAACAATTCCTGATAAAACTTCATCATCTTTAGTTGCAAGAATAAAGTCTTGCCTATAAATCATTGAAGTTCCAGCAGTATATCCAGTTGCTTCAAGCCATTCAACTTCTTTAAAATCAAATTCCTTTTTCTGACCATTTGAAATAGCTATCATTTTTTTATTTCTGTAATCAATGAAGCTAACACTATATGTTTTTTTATCTGTACAGCTATAAATTTTTCCTCTTAGCATTATTGCTCCTTTCAGTTATAAAATTCAGGGTCTTTTAGACTTTTAAATGCTCCAATTTTTATAGCACATAAATGCCATAATAACTTTCCATAACTGGAGCAATATTTATATTTTTCAAAATCAAGTTTTTCTTCATCAGGAAGTATTTTATTGACTTCTTCAAATTGTTTTTGAACTTCACACCATTTTGCAAATGGCATGTTAATTTTTGTTGTTCCCATAAACCTCCTCTCTAAATTAAACCTTTTTCTTGAAGCTCTTCCAAAATAAAAGGGCTAATCAATCTATAATACATAGTTTCACTTTTATTTTTTAATTTAGAAAAATGCTTAATATTATGTTTTTTTAATATATTTAGTTCAATATTTTCTTGCTGCTCTAGAGGGAGACTTTTAAAAATTTCAAGATATTTTTCATTCTTTTCACACTCCTTTCTCTCATTTTCCTTAATTTTTTGATGTTCATTCTCTTTCTTTTCAAGCTCCTGAGAGTTTACCTCACAAGTTCCTTTGAAAAGATGGTTAGAGAAAACAGCAGCAATGCTTTTAATATCAGATTTATTTTTTAAAATTTCCAGTTGCTCCTGGAATGTATTTAAAACAAATTCTAGTGAGTTATTTTCTAATAACTCTAAAACTTTAACTTCATGTTTCTTAGAAAAATTAATTTCATTTTCTATGAACCATTGTTTTACAGTTTTTAATTTTTCTTCAAGCTCATATGATTTATGTTCTTTATGATTTATTTCTTTATTTAAGTTATTTATATTATGTTCTTTATTGTTGCTAATTTTTAACAAACTAGTTTGTGAACTTTTTACAGAGTAGTTTGTAAATTTTTTGCAATCCAGTTTGTCAATTTTTAACAAACTAGTTTCCGTTTTTTTAAAAACTAGATTTTCAATTTCTTGAAAACTGATTTTAAAAAATCTACGGCAAGGCGTTCCTCTATTTTCTTGGATTAGTATATTAGTTTCTATTAAATCTTGAATTATTTTATTTTGTTTATGTCTACTTAACCCTGTTAATTCTTCTAAGGTTTCAATAGTCTGATAGAACCAACCCTCATCATCAGCTAGTCCATCACTAGCTTCAATAAGAATTGTTAGCAAGAAAGCTGGTTCTATTCCTAATGCTTTTACTATTTGTTTATTTAATGTGTAGTAATTGCTACTCATTAATAACTGTTTAAATGTTCTTTCTTGCATTTATTAAGCTCCTTTAATTATTTTAAATTTTTTAAAATTTCTATTATTTCATCCAACTCTTTTAATTTTTCTTTTATTAATAAATCAGTGAAATATAAGTTTTTTCTATAATCAGGCTCTTTATTATTTTTCCAGCCATCATAATGAATACTTATACAAAAACTTGAACAATGTCCCATAAAGTTAAAAAATATTGTGTTTTTTTCTTCATTATTCTTTTCTAATGATAAGTTTATTATTTCCAATATTTTTAATCTTATTCTTATATCCAGCATAACTTTCACCTAGTCTTTTAAAATATCTTTTAAAGTGTGAATTTCAACTCTTTTAGTGCTGATATATTGCCATAATTCTTCATCATCAATACCATTATCAAGTTTTGTTTCATATTCTTTTAAAGCTTCTTTTCTTAATTTATCTAATGCTGCAATTCTAGATTCTATATACTGTTCAGTTTTCATTATTACTCCTTATTTTGCCATTCCTTTGTATAGTTTTTCCAATGAAACCATTGCTTCATCAACTTTTGAATGTCTAGATTTTTTAATTATCTTTTTAATTTTGTTATACCAATTTTTAGCTTTCTCTTTATTGCTATAATGACCAGGATCTATTCCTAGAAAATCAAGTTGAGGTTTTCCTTTTAGTTCAACTAAGAAAAATATATATTTAGAAGTTTCATCTTTGAAATATAAATTACTTTCCATTTTCAACCCCCATTTCTTTCTTAATTTCATTAATAAATCTAGCATCAATATTCAATGCACAAGGTTCAATATTAAAATTTTCTGGGAACTCTGAATAATTTAATTCAATTTCATTTTTAGCAGCTTGCAAAGTAGTGAAAGCCGAAAGAATTATTTTATCTTCATTTGTGATAATATAGATTGTTCTAATCATTTTTATCACCAGCAATCTTACAAGCATATCCCATTTTTTGTAGCTCTTCCTTGATTTCTAAAAGTTGGACATCTCCAAATCTTTCAATTAGATCATTCAATTCTTTTAAATTCATAAATTTTTCCTCCTCTTTGAGAGAAAAAACTTGTAAAATATAAGAAAACATGTTATAATTAAGCATAAATTAAATAAGTGTTTGTTAAAGTTAAGTGCTTTCTCATTCACTATTCAATTAAAAGGGTTTCTTGGCGGTTGCCCTTTTTTCTTTTGCTCTTATTCATCTTGCATTACTTTTCCTGCTATCATTCCTAATTCAAAGTATTCATCTTTTATATTTTCAGTTACTATAAAAAATAATTTTTGAAGTTCTTCAAATTCTTCATCAGTTAATTTTTCTTCCAAACAACTGATTTTTTTAACAGTCTTTTCAATACTAGTATTAGAATTTGTATTTATATAGCCTTTTTCCTTTAATGCTTCAATAAATTTAACTATTTTCTTATTCTCCGTATTTTTCCCCTCCTAAAATTTTTTATAAATATTTTTGAATTTTTAAATAAATTATATATCTTTTTAAAGAATATAATTTTTTATAAATCAATAATACATCTTTAAAATATATTTGTCAAGAATAAAATTTATTTAAAGTGAATTAATAAAATTTTAAATATTGTAATATTCTTTTAAAAATGTTATTATTTATCTATAAAATAATAAGAAAAAGAGGTGATATTTTTCATGATTAAATTAAAACTTCATTTATTAATGGCACAAAAAAGAATGACCCAAAAAGAATTATCTAAACTTTCAGGAATACAACCAAGTATAGTCAACAAATATTATAATGATACAATTATCCGTATTCCAAGAGAACATCTTGATATTTTTTGTAAACTATTTAATTGTAAAATTGAAGATTTAATTGAATATATTCCAGATGAAACCCAAGAATAGTTTAATCTTTCAATAGCACAGTCCACAAGCGTTGAATGCTTGGGGAAGCAGTTTGTGAACCATGCTATTCAAAGATTAATTATTTTTTATTTGAGGGGGCTAGGTTTATGATTGAAACCTTAGATATTTCTTTTATAAAATTAGTTATTTTATTTTTACCTGGAATAATAGGTATGACATTATTTCTTCTTTTATTTGTTCCAAAAATAAAACTAGATTTTAAAGAAAAATTGTTGTATTCAATCATACTATCAATATTTTCTTATCTACCTAATTTTGAGTTTTTAAAAGAGTTGTTAAACTCAAAACAAATTTTAAATGAAGGAGTAACAAAAGAATTTGTCATTTCTGCTGTCATAAGATCAATTCTTATAGTTTTAGGAATTTTATTATGTAATAGCCTTAAAATTATAGATTGGATTTTTAATACTTTTGATTCAGATATTGTTGAAGAAGAAAAAAATCTTCTTGATATAATCTACACAAGAAATCAATTTTCAAAATATCTAACTAAATATGTAACAATACGATGTAAAGATGGAAATCGTTATGTTGGAGTATTAGAAATGTACACATACAAAGATGATATAATTCATTTATTTATGTATGATGTAGATTGGTATAAACCAAACAAAACTAAAGTTTATAGTTCATACAAAAGTATTGTTTTACATTTCAAAATAGTGGATATTTCTTTAGAATATATGGAGGGAAAAAATGAGCAATGATAAAAAAAATACTACTGGAAATGCAAAAGTTAAATCTAATGATATAAAATTAAACTTTACTATTGGTATTGAAAATGGTAATATCCTAACAATACAAAATAAAAAACTTGCAAAAGCTAATAATGGAAAACCAAAACCAAAACCAAAACCTTAGACAAAAGAAAACTTTAAAATATCAATAAATAATTAAAAATATTTAAAGAAGGTGTTTTTTATGAAAATGGATCCCGATTGCATTAGGGATATACTACTTCAAACAGAAGAAAGGTTTGTTATTATTCCTTTACCTCGTTTAAATTTTGATACCTGTAAAATGGAAGATCCAGAACCTTTACCAAAAGAAAAGTATCCATATGTTTATCAATATGATATGAAAAAATTAATTTATCATGTTGAACTAGCTGCTGAAATGGATTTTATAAAACTTAATGATCTAAAAGATATTTATAAAATTGAGGATTTAACAGCACAAGGACATTTACTTCTTGCTGACATCAGAAATGAAGATGTTTGGAGTAAAACCAAAGATATTGCTAAAAAAACTGGAATATCTTCACTTGATGCTTTAAAACAAATAGCAGTTAATGTTGTTTCATCAATGATTACTAATTATTTTCAAGGATGATATACGACCAATATCTAAAATTAAATGTTCTTCTATTTTTCCATTTGCATTTAATTGATAATCTATTTTAAAACTTTGAATTCCCACTATCTTTTGTCCATTAATCTCAATATAAGGAACTGAATGAGTTCTTTCTACTGAGATTTTTATATCATTAGTAGGGATTTCATTATCCTTTTTTTTCTTTAAAAATTTATTTTTTTTCTTCATTTTCTCACCTCATTTATTTTTAATTTCTCAATAGTATAGTTCATAAACTTCAAAAAAATGAGGTGTAGGGAAAAATAAATCTATGAACTATACAATTCAAAAATTAATTACTTATTTTTAATGGCTCGTAGAATTTACGAGCCATATTTCTTAT